CTTAATGAAAGTACCGTAATTAAGCGAATTAAGGACTTTTATGCCTCTAAAGGGTCTACAAGATCGTTCCAATTTGTTTTGAGAACGATTTTTGGCGTAGAATCGGAAGTTTCTTATCCAAGAGACCGAATTTTCAAACCATCGGACGCATATTACACTTCTAGGGAAGTAATTCGCTGTGTTGCTATAACAGGAGATCCAACTGAACTTGTTGGGGAAGTTTTATACCAAGAAGCTGATGCAAATGATCCAAGTATCAATGCAGCACGTATATACGTTAAAGGTGTTGTTGAAGTATTCACTCAGACTGGTTCAATCTTTGAAGTTGACGTAGATACCAATAATGCACTTGGAACTTTTGTAACTCCTTACAAATCAATTCTTGCTGCGGATTTAACTGGTAGTTTAAGTGATGATATCATTACTGTTGATTCTACATTAGGTTGGCCAGAGAAAAATGGTCGATTTAGAATTGAAGATGAAATTATTAGCTATACTGACAAAACGGTTAACCAATTTTTAGGTTGTAATCGTGCTAGAGAGAGTACACTCAATGTAGCACATGATGCAGGGCAAGAAGTTTTTGCTGCATACAAGATTTACGGTAAAAGCAACGTAGATGGGTCTGAAATCCAATTAAAGGTCTATGGTGGAACCAGAGGTGTTAATATATCAAAAGGTGGTAAGTATTACCTTCCACAAAGTAAGGTTACGACCCCTCTAGCACCTGGTTTCGATAGTCTTGACCCAATATGGAGTTCTTTTGTATATAACGTCAGAAGAGCACTTAGAGGGGTTACAGCAACCCTAGGAACACCCGATCCTAATGGTGCTGTTAGGGTAACTGTTACAACAAAGGAAAAGCATCAATTAAGAAGAGATGATAAGGTTAGAATCCTTAATGCTGAGGAAGATATCTACAACAACCAACATGATGTGATTGGTATTGTTGATAATTACATTTTTGAATTTGTTCTCTCGTCAACTCCTGCTGCTCCGATATTAGCAGGTAAGGAATTCTTTATTGCTAGAGAATTTGCATATGGATCATCTGACTATTCCTATAATGCTATAGTTTCCAAGTTTATTGCAGATACCAGTAATACCTACAAGTCATCAACAGATTGTATTGTAGCTAGTACAGGTATACCATCACATAAGATTGGACCTTTCGCAGCAGCTGATATAGATCCAGGAAACCAGAGATATCTTAAGAGAATACCATTACAGACATCTACTAAGAGTACAAAGACTCCAACTCCTATAGGTCAAGTTGGAATTGGTGCTAATGGCGTTCCTTTATTCTCATATAAGGGAAGTACTACTAGAAAGTATGGTGGATTAAAATCAATCACTAAAAATTCAGGTGGAGATGGATATGATATTCAAAACCCACCTACAGTTGAATTTGAACCAGATTATAAGCTTGCAACCAACTATGCTAGTGGAATAGTTGTTAAATGGGGTGGAAAGAGATATCAATCTAAGAATGTAGGGCAAAGTAGCAATACATTGTATCCAACACATACATCTGGTAATGTAACTCTAGGAACTATTGAATGGACTTACTTAGGTCTTGCTGCATCTGCAACTGCAGAGGTAGACGGTAGAGTTATTTCTATTAACGTTACAAATGGGGGTGGCGGGTACACAAGTGAACCAAGTGTCTCTATTAGTGGAGGTGGTGCATCCAGTAGTACACAGGCAACTGCTGTTGCACAGATAACTGAGGGTAAGGTTACTGGAATCACAGTCACCAACTCTGGAAGTGGATATACACAGGCTGCTGGATTACCAACAATTATAATTACTGGTGGTAATGGTGCAGGAGCAACTGCAACTGCTGTTGTACGTGGACCTCTTAAGGATATTACTATTACTGCTGCTGGATCACAGTATACTTACGAACCAGTCATCAAATTAATCTCTGGTAGTGGTGCTGTTGCCTATCCATCAATTTTGAATGGAAAGATAGAAAGTGCTATCGTAACTTTTGGTGGTAGTGGGTATTTTGGTGCTCCAGACGTTGTTATTACTGGAGATGGAGTTGGTGCTACTGCATTTGCTCAAGTAGACCTATCACAGAACATTGTTACTGGTATTGTAGTAACTAACAAAGGAATTGGATATACTGTAGGTAATACAAACATCAGTATTGTATATCCAGGAACTGGTGCGTCATTTACAACCAAATTAACAGAATTAACCTTTAACGAATCAGCAACTGCAACAGAAGTTGGTCAAGTATCCTTCAATGCAAGGAAAGTGACTGACCAATCTAGTGGTGCAGTAATGGAAGGTGAGAATAGTGGAATATATGGTGGAGAGTATGGATATTTGTACAATCCTAAGAATCTTAGATATTACTTAGCTGATAATATTGAACCTGACACAGATCCTAATAATCCACCATGGAAAGAGTTAAATCCAACTAAACACTCACCTATTATTGGATGGGCTTATGATGGACACCCCATATATGGACCTTATGGGTATGAGGATCCCGAAAACCAGAATCCATACAATGCATATAGTCAACCTGGTACAAGCTACCGATTGAAGACAAGTAGGGATGCTCTTCTAAGTGGTCTTGCTGACCCTATGGGCACCTTTATTGAAGATTATGAATATGTAGAGGGATTAGGTGGTTTAGACCAATATAACGGTAGATTCTGCGTAACTCCAGAATTTCCAGATGGAGTTTATGCATATTTCTGTACAATTGATGGAATCAGCGGAAATCCGAAATTTCCGTATTTTGTAGGACCAAATTTCTACTCAGAAGCGGATGAAGTCAACTGGGACGGAAATGGTCTTCAGAAAAACTTTACAGAAGACTCAATTAGGTATAAAGCACCATATATCGGAACTGATAACATAACCACTAAGAGAAAGCAACTTGATAACAAAGTTGACTTTGTTTTGGCACTAGAAGACACTACAACTCTCATTACACTTGAAACTGGAGAGATTCTTCAATATGTTGAAGATGGTATTGGATATTTTAGTTATTATCCAGTAATCCGTGGTGGAATTGCAGAATCGTTAACAGTTAGTTCTACTAACCAATATTCTTCTGCTAATATCGATCAATATCTAGTAGAAGGTGGTGGTACTGGTTATAAGGTCAATGATCGACTATTATTCGATAATAGTACTTCTGGAGGAGAAGGTGTTAGTGCAGCAATCTCTGCAGTTACTGGTACAACGGTTTCTTCTCTCAATTATGCTGTAGATGACGATGATGTTGTTACTGCAACCTTAACAACTTCAGATAAACATTATTTGGTTGGTGATGATCAACTTACTATCACTATTGCTGATAATTCATCTACAAGATCTCTTAATACTAAAATTATCAATAATAAGTACCATTTTGAGTATTTTGACCTAGTAAGTATGAAGTTAATTGGTCCTTGGACTAATAGTACTGCATATGCTAAAAATGATCTTGTTTATGTTGCAAATAGAGTTTATAAGGCTGCTGCAGCTGGTACATCTGATTCTGGTGCAGGAAATGCTCCTACTCACTTATCAGGAACAGCATCTGATGGTACATTGTCTTGGACTTACGTAAGAACTCGTACAGACGGTAATTTAGTCCAAGGTGGATGGTCATCTATCACTGGTGGTTCTGGATATGAAAATGGAACTTATACTGACGTTCCATTGACTACTAATAATAGTGGTAGGAATGCAAAGGCAACTATAGTCATTTCTGGTGGTGCAATTACTACAGTTACAATTACAGAGTTTGGTACTGCATATAATGTTGGAGATACTATTTCTGCTAGTGATCAGAACTTAGGTAACGGTGGAGGGTCTAGTTTTAGTATTACATTAACTGAGACTTTAAGAGAGGCAGTATGTCATACAAGTCTTGCTCATCAAGTTGCAATAGGCGATACTGTTAATATTTCAGGAGTTTCTCCATCTGCATACGATAAAACTGATTATGAAGTAATTAGAACGGAAACTCTTCGTAGATTCACTGTAAAACGCAATCATGGGTCTACAGCTGCCGCTACAGTCACTTCTGCTGATGTTTATGTCCAAGAACCTAAGTTAGAGTTGATTGACGGGCATTCTTACACATTTGACACTTCTGATGCAAGTAATGTTGGAAAAACACTTGCATTTACGTTAGATCCCGCAAATACCGATATTTTCACTTATAAGAACATATCTGCAGAAACAAGCAATGCACAAACGGGTCAACAGACTTCTATCACTATATTGATGACAGATCTTCCTGGAATCTTCTATTATTTCGATATTCAAGGAACTATTGCTGGAAGTTACCTTACAGTAATGAATGAGCCTTTATCTGGCACAAATATTGTAAAAGATGTAACTGATCTTAATTTTACCTATATTGTTGGAAAAGAACCCGAAAGTGGGTATACAAGTGGCATTAATTATGTTACAACTTCAATATACCCAACAGGCGGTATTGGAAAAATTTCTATTGGTGATTCAGGAAGGAACTACTCATCTCTTCCAAAATTGACTGGATCCACTAGATCTGGATCTGGTGCAACCGCAGTTGCTACTATTTCTGGTTCAGTATCTGGTGTTACTATTGCTAACATGGGATCTGGTTATAATCCTGCAGGTGCTCCAGTAGCATATGTAACTTTACCAGATTTTGTAGATTTAACTCTAACTGAAGTATTAGGTAGTGGTTCGTTTGCTAAAGATGAAATTGTTATATCAGAACCAGTTCTAGGTGCTCAAACTGCTAGAGGTAAAGTTATTAATTGGGATCCAACAACTTCCATATTGAGAATTCAACCTCTGCGAAATAACCTAAAAGATGGAGCTGGTAACTTTAGTGCAGCAACTAGAGGGTGGATCATGTATACTCCATGGGCATCTAACAATGCTAGAGGTAAGGTTTATAGTTCTGATGCTGAAGCTAAGGTTACAACTGTAGGTGGAATACATGCTAACGTCCAGGCCGTTATTCCCAGCTCAGGTCCAAATGTTGGTAAATTAGAATCTGTTAGTATTATTGCAGCAGGATCTAATTACAGAGCTGCTCCTACTATTGATCTTGATGATCCCACATATGGACTAGTAAACACTGTATCAATTACTACACAGTCTAGTACCAATTATACAACTGGAACATATACTGGTGTTGCTCAAAAGAGTGTTGCTCCTACTGGAGGAACTAATGTTGAGTTTACAGTAATTGTTAATGGTGCAGGAACTATTGAAAGTATTACTGTTACTGATGGTGGTAGTACATATGCACTAGGTGATGTTATTACAATTTCTGGTGCATCAATGGGTGGTACTGATGTTACTCATGATGCTACTGTGACAGTTGATAAACTGACACATCTTGATCCAGCAATTACCAATTGTGTGTTAAATGCATCTATTGATGCTATTACAGTAACTAACACTGGATCTGGTTATCTATCAGCACCTAATGTAGATGTTAGTGGTGGTAGTGGAATCAACGCTAAGTTTAATTCAAGTATTGTAAATGAAGGTGTTTCTTCTATTAATATTGAAGATGGAGGAACATTATATCAGAATGCTCCTGTAGTTAATATTACACAGAAAACAGGAAAAGGTGCTTCTTTATTACTTAAATCTTCTGATTTAGGTAAGATATTAAAGATTGGTGGAGATAATATTACATTTAACTATAGTCATGATAGAACTCTAAAACCAGAGTTAAATACAACCTATAATCTTCAATTAACAAGAACTCAAGTTATTGATTACCTTGATGTTACTAATGGCGGTCAGAATTTTGTATCACAACCAACAATTGTTCTTACTGGTGGAAGTGGGTCACTTTATCAATTAGAAGCGATTGTTGAGAATGAAGTTATACAATCGGTAGAGGTTAGGAATGGAGGTAGAGGATTCTTATCTGCTCCAGTCGTAAATGCAAGAGTAACTCATAATTGGGTTGCATTAATGTCTAATAGTACTTTAAACTTCCCATATAATACAAAGATGCCAACAGGTACTGCAGTAACCTTAAATGAGGTAGTTGGTACTTTCCCAGCTCCATTGGCAATTAATACAACATATTATGTTGTTGCTGCTAATGGTTCAAATGGATTGGCAAATAATCAAGTTAAATTAGCAACATCTGAGGCAAATGCAATTGCTAATACTCCAACAACAATTACATTTACTTCTGCTCCAGTTGGAGATGCTAATGGATTAACAACCTTCACATTAGATACTACTGATCTTGGTGATGTTATTACTGCATATATGAGACCTGCAACTTTCTTAGTTGGAGAAAGAGTTTATCAGGGTGCATCTACAGCATCATATACTGCATTTGGATATGTTAAGAATTGGGATCCAGCAGGACGTGTTGTTAGTGTAGAAATTAGTGAAGGTGAGTTTAAAGTTGGTGAACCTATATTTGGTGAAGAATCTTCATCATTTGGTTCGATTCATGCATTTGATAGAGCAGATGCTGTATTTGAAGTTTCTCCAATTAGTATATCTTCTTCTCAATGGGAACGTACTACTGGTTTCTTAGATATTAACGAACAGAGATTATATGATAGTAATAGGTTCCAAGAATTCTCATATGAGATATCTTCACCTATTAATATTAGAGATTGGAAGAATCCACTTAAATTTGCTGCTCACCCTGCAGGATTTAAAGTTGTTGGTACACAAATATTATCACAAGCATCTAAGAAATCTTATAGAGGTAAACCTACTCTTGATTTACTTACCACTAGTTCAACAGATTGGTGGGTTCCTGGTAGTAATAGTATTAGTGCAACCTTTAATGGTCTTACATATGTAACACCAAAACCATCTGCTAAGAATACTGGTAAGTTGGCAACCATTAATAACTTTGCTCTAGGTAAACCAGATTATACAGCAGCTGTTCCCACAGAGGTTCAAATATTCGGTAGACAGTTGTTAGATATTCAGAAAATCTTAACTTGTGTCTCATATAAGGTTGATGATATTACATCTAGAGATATTAGCTTTGATGGAGCATCTTCTAGTGTAGTTGACTTAAGTAATAATAGAATTACATTAACTAATCATGGATTGGTTGAGAATCAAACTGTTACCTTTAGAGGTGATATTGGTGGATTAACAACAGGAACCGTATATTACGTTGATGTTATTGATGCTAATACAATATCTTTGAAATCTTCTCTTGGAGGTAGTACAGTTGTACTATCCTCACTTAGCGTAGGTACACATACATTTGTTTCTTGTAATACAGATGGTATTGTAGCAAATAACGGAAGTTTCTTTAACCCAACAAATGTTGTATATACTCCTGCAGATGGTAATTTAGTGATTCATAGTGCTGGACATGGGTTGAATACTAATAATAAGATCTCTATTGCTGATGATGCATTGACATTAACTTGTCTAATGGATAACAATGCAACTAACCACACATATCCAAGATCAACAGATCCAATAGGACATGGTGGAAAGATATTAGATATTACAGCAACTACTAATGATACATTTACTGTTAATGTTGGATCTACTGCTGCTATTAATAAATTTACAGTAGGTATTGATGGGGTTAATACTCAGTTCACAACAAGAGTTGATAATACATTAATTACTACTAAGATTTCTAAGACCTCAGTTAAATCACAGTTCTTAGTTATAATTGATGGTATTGTTCAGAATCCAAATAACTATACCTTTGCTAGTGATGTTATAACATTCTCTACTGCACCTAAAGTAGGTTCTAGTGCTTTGGTAATGTACTATGATCGTGCATCATATACTTCTAGCTTCCAATTAGATCAGATTGGTGATGAACTTAAGACTTTAGATACTGGTATGTCTGGTAGTGCTGCTCATACCTATGTTGGTGGTACAGCAACCAATGCTGTAACTGTGGTAAGTGATAGTAACACACAGAAGAATGTAACAAATGCTACATACACTCCTGCTACAGGTCTCTTAGAATTAACTATTGGATCTCATAGTTATACGACTAGTGATACTATTCAGATTGCTGATAGTTCTCTTAAGTTTACTTGTGCTGCTGATAATCACGCTAGTACACATGCTTATCCAAGACCATCTGATGAAGCATTTGGTGCTACCTTGGCAATTACAGCAGAAACTGCTACTACCATTACTGTACAGGTTAATACTAATTTAAGTCCTGTTAGAGACACTTCTGATGGGTTAACTGCTGGTACAGGATATGCAGATGGAACATATGCAAATATTCCATTATTCAATAAGATTGGAACAGGTGTTGGTGCTACTGGTGATATAGTTGTTGTTGATGGTGGTGTTAAGAATGTAGTATTAAACAACCCAGGTAACGGATATACAGACAACGATATCTTAGGAATCAGTCCAATTGGAAAACCATTAACTAATTCATATGTACCTAGTACCGCATCATACACTCCTAGTACAGGTGTACTAGAATTAACTGTTGGAGAGCATACTTTAACTGCTCCTACAACTACAACTGTAACTGATGCTGATTATAATCCAACTACAGGTATTATGACAGTTACTGTAGTGGCACATGGATTGAAGGCAGGTGATCAGGTTAAATTTGCTGATGGTTCACTTAAATTAAGTTGTGCGTTTGGTGGTGCTTCTGGTACTGCTGCACAAAAGGATTATCCACGTAATACTGACTATGCTAGTGATAGATGGTTAGAAGTATCAAACATAACAACTAACACATTTGATGTAACTGTACTGGATACAATTCCTTCTACAAACACTGATGCTCATTCATTCGTATCTGCTGTTGCTTCTGGTTTAAGCATTGCCACATCTACAGTTAAGTTCTCAAATAACTCATTGAACTTCACTTGTACGCAGGGTGGCGGTGTTCATTCATATCCTCGTTCTTCAGATCCTATTTCTGGTAAGAATGTCCCAGTTGATGCTATATCTTCTACTACGTTTACTGTTAATGCATTAAATGGTACTGCTGCTACAAATACTACTACACATACATTTGATTCACTAGCAACTTATCAGTATCAACCATCATACTGTGATTATGATGCTACTACTGGTATAATGGAAGTCTGGGCTACTGCTCATGGTCTTTCTAATGGTGATTTTGTTCAGTTTGCTGCTGATGGTTTAACCTTTAAGTGCTCTCGTGATGGATATGCTACAAATCACACATATCCAAGATCTACTGATCCTGCTGCAGGTAACTGGCTCAATGTATTTGAAGTATCTACAAATAATTTCAAAGTTAATATTGGACAGGCAGTAGAGAAGGCAATGACACCGACCTCAGCTACATTCAATGCATCTACAGGTGCTTTGTCAATGAGTGTTGAGAACCATGGATTGACTGCTGCTACATCTCATACTGCAACTGGTGCATCATTCAATACAACCACTGGTATTGTTACAATAGAAGTAAATAATCATGGATTTAAAGCAGGAGATAAAGTAAAACTTAAGGATGGTGCTATAACCTTTAGTTGTACTCATGGTAGTGGTGGACAGACTGCTTATCCACGTTCAACAGATCCAATTAGCGGTAAGTGGATTACAATCAGAGCAGTAAATCCAGATACATTTGATATTCAATGTTTGGATGATACTCCTTGTACTAATACCACTACTCATACATTCGTTTCTGGATTGGCAGATGGCATTCTTTATGCAACTAGCTTTGTTAGTATTGATGATGACGCATTGACATTCACATGCTCAATGGATGATGACTTCTCCAGACATTCATATCCAGCTGCAGGTGATAGATCTTCCAAGGCAGTAATTGGAGTCGAGTCTGTTACTTCAGACACATTTACTGTTGATGTTGGTGCATCACCTGAAGTTGCATTTACTCCAACGGCAGCTACCTATACTGCAACAACTGGAGATCTTCAATTAACTATTGGATCTCATAGTCTTGAGGTTGGAAATAGCATTAACATTGATGTTAACTCATTGATGTTTAGATGTGATATGGAGAATGATGGTACTCTTGCTAGTGGAAATCTAACTAGTTTGGGTGCTACTTTACACAACTATCCAAGAGTAACAGATCCAGCTGCTAAGACTAATCAATATATCACTGCTACAACTGGAACAACAATCACAGTTAATGTTGGAACATCACCTATTGTAAATTATCAACCAACAGGTGCTGCTCTTAACCTTGCTAATGGAGATCTTGATCTAACTGTTGGTGGGCATAAGTTCCGTGGATATGATACATTCACTCCTACTGATATTGCTTATGATCCTGCTACAGGTGTAGCAACATTAACAATTAAAGGTCATACTATCAATAAAGGTGATTATGTTCAAATCGCTAAAGAATCATTAACATTCACATGTACTGCTGGTGCTGGAAATCATAGTTATCCAAGAGTAACGGATCCTGCCTATAGATCATGGTTACAAGTACTTGCTGTAACAAATGATACAATACAATTGAATTTCTATGTTGCAACTGGAGCAACAGGTCAAGCACACACATTTGTTTCTGCTTCAGATAATTGTGTTCAAAGAAAAGGAGATACCATCAAATTAGCAGATGGTGGTATTGTAATGAGTTGTGATAATGGTGGTGTTAGCAACCAGTCTTATCCTAGAACTGATACTATTTCATATACCCCAACAGATGCAGATTATGATCCTGCTACAGGTATTATGACTGTTACTCATGGAGGGGGTGCAGCTGCCTTTGTGAACGGTGATCAAGTTAAATTTGATGATAGTGCTATTGTATTCACTTGTACGCAAGGGGGAGGCACACATGCTTATCCTAGGGCAACTGATCCTGCTAGTGGTAGATGGTTAACTATTTGGGATGCTGATGATACAACCTTTAAGGTTCAGGTATTAGATTCTATTCCTTCTACTAACGTAACAGTACATACCTTTGATAGTGCTGTTAGTAATGGATTGAAGAAGAAAAAGGATTGGGCATATGATAGACCAATTCCTATTAAGAGTGTTGGATATACATCTCATGCTGTAACTGCTGCAGTATATGTACCTAGTACAGGTGTACTAACATCAACAGTTGCTGGACATGGTTTCTCTAATGGTGATTATATTAAGGTCAATCAAGGTGCATTGAAGTTCACATGTAATAAGGATAGTAATGCAACAGTTAAGAGTTATCCAACTTTAGAAGATCCTAATTATGATGAATGGATGCTTGTATCAAATGTTACAACTGATACGTTTGATATCAATGTTGGTGTTGCTGGACCTAATGGACAGCACGCTCATACATTTGTACCCGAAGGTAAGTTAACACCTACTGTTGCTGCTTATGATCCTCTTACAGGTGTATTCACTATAACTATTAATAATCATGGATTCATTGCTGGTGATGAAATTAAGATTGATGATGATACCTTTAGATTTACATGTAATGAGGACTTCCATACTTCATTCCATAACTATCCTCGTTCTACAGATCCAATTAGCGGTCAATGGGTTAAGATATACAATGTCACAACCAACACTTTCGATATACAGGTTCTAAACAGTGTACCGTCAACTAATACGACAGCTCATACGTTTATCTCCGCAGTTAGTAACTCTATTACTCGCGCTACCGTCAAGAAGCAAACTGGCGTTATCACGATTAATACTAACAATAGAGATTCTGCTATTACTCATCAGTATGCTCATAGTTTTGTATCAGCAGGTGCTACAGCCGTCATAGCAGGAGGTAATTATACTCATACCTTCATTCAAGCAACTACTAATGCTATTAAGTCTGGTGGTGATCATACACATACGTTTGTTAATGCAACACCTGGGTCTGTTAAGACTGGTTTTGCACATCAGTTCGTAAGTGCCAGTGCAAATAGTGTCACAAGGTCTCTTGTACAATCTGGTGGATATGAATATGACAAACTTGCTGATGCTGGTAGATTGATACGTGAAAACTTAGACTTTATTGCAACAACTGCTTATGGAAGAATGATGGCTACTAATAGCACATTCGTTGTTCCTAGTTTTGTTAAGTGTATTCGTGATACTAAGTTAATTACTGAGGCTGTTGCTAATAATATTGAGTTTGGTGGTAATGATGCTACTTACGATGCAGCGAAATACTATGTTGGTACAGTTCACTTACAAGGTGAAGAAGATCAGACTGTATTAGTATTCAATCATGCTAGAGATATTGCTCGCGAGGTAATGCGTAACATCTCAGTTACAACAAACCATTACACAGAAGGAGCACAGTATAAAGATTTAACTATTACTAATGATAGTGGTAATGCAACTTATGATACTAATGATTGTACTGATGTTGCATCTGCAATTACTACTTTAACTGCAATTGTTACTCAAGCAGTTGGAACCACTTCTGGTGGAGCAGGTAATCTAACTGGAATCACCAGAACATCTTCATCAAACCCAGAATTCCAAGTTGAAGTTGGTACTGTGGCATTTGATGGAACTGATAAGATATTCAGTGCTAAAGTTGCTGGTAGTAATTATGCATTACCTGCATCTGATAACTTCTTAATATTCTTGAATAGTATTCTTCAGATTAAAGGTAGCACAGAAGCATACACATATACAGGAAGTACAATATCCTTTACTGAAGCACCTACCAGTGGTATGGACTTCTATGGATTCTACTTTGGTAAATTACAATTACTTGATACCATAGCTCCTTTCTTTGATAATGCTAGAAAGACTTTTGTTATGACGTTGAATAGTGAACCATTCTCCTTACAGAGTGATAACAGTTCTGTTGAACCAGCTAATAACGTAATGATCTTCCTTAATGGTGTATTCCAGGAACCTGGAGTTGCATATCAATTAAACGGATCAATTATTGAATTCTTTGAAGCTCCAAGAGCAGGATCTACATGTAGTCTTTACATTTATGTTGGATCTGCAGAAGATATATTCATTTCTAATACTTTCAATTCTCTTGATCCTAACGATAGAGTCATGGTTAAGAGTGAAGGTGAAGATCGTCTATTAGCAACAGTATCAAGTGCAACTTCTGTAGACACTTATGAATATACTGGATTACGACCAACCGTTGCTAATTTTGAATGTACAATTAATAATGGAAAGGTTGATACAGTTAGTATATTAGATGGAGGTAGTAATTATGAAGTTCCACCAATTCTTTATTTCCAAGGTGGTAGTGGAACAGGTGCTTCTGCAGAGACAGTTGTTCAATCTGGAAGTGGTACGGTAACCTCTATTGTTAATCTAAATGGTGGTGCTGGATACTTAACACCACCAACTGTATTTGCTGTACATCCTGTACATATAGAGAGGAAGTCAAGAGATAGAATTATCTCTAATACTCTTGCATTAGCAAATACATATTTGGCTTCTAGTATTTCTGCTGTAGATACAACTTTAACTTGTAAGAATATATACTTTGATGTTAGTCAGAATATAGGTTTCCCTGATGAGGGAGAAGTCCTAATTCCTTATTATAATCCTGCAACAGATAGTTCTGGTAATGTAATAGGATGGACATGTGAAAGGATTCTATATGGTTCTAAGAACACGTCTGCTAACACTCTTACAGTTGCAACAGGTGGTAGAGGATACGGTGGAACTACAGCTTTCGCAATATCCATTCAGACAGGAACATATAGTTCTTCAGGAACTGTATCTACAATTACTACTTCTGCAGCTCATAACCTGACAACAGGTATGAGCATATATCTAGATCATACTTCAGGCGATGGATTTGACGGAGCATATAAAGTTACTGTCACAGCTGTAGATACATTTACAGTTGAATATCCATTCTCGCGCACCACAAGCGGAAACGTCTCACTTCTTCCAGAAGTTCGTCTGAGATCATTATAAATAACAACAAAAGCTTATAAGGCATGGCATTAGTTACTGACAAATTTAGAATTTACGCCGCAGAAAGCTTCAGGGATACTTTGTTAACCCAGAATAAGGTGTTTATGTTCGTCGGTAGGGCGAAGACTTGGGGTAGTACAGATGTACCACCTGCAGGTGAACCTATCGACAGTTTTGAGTACCAAACAGAATCATATGCTGATTCTGTTGCCTTTAAGCGTGTAGATATCTCGGATACTGCTTTAGTAGTACCAAGAGTAGATTGGGTTGATCCAACTCAGACAACAGGTGGAGTAGGACGTACATACTCAATGTATAAGCCTGACTACGCACCAACTAAGACTACTGCCAATGGAGCTACTAGGCTCTATGACAGTAATTTTTATGTAATGAACTCTGACTTTAATGTGTACAAGTGTTTGTATAATGGTCAGGATCCAGTTTACCCTAGAGGAAGACCCTCATTGGTAGAACCAACTGGTACATCAACTACTATCATAGAAACTGGTGATAGCCCTGGTGTATACTCCTATCGTTGGAAGTATATGTACACCATTGACGCTGATAATATTCTGAAGTTTGTTACTTCTGAATTTATTCCAGTATTAACAAATACATTAGTACAATCCGCTGCTGGTGCAGGTGCTATTGATAGTGTAGTTGTTGAGAATGCTGGAACTGGTTATAACAATAAAGAATATACCGATGTTCCTATTCGTGGTGATTGGTCTATTAATGGTGGAAATGAAGCAAAATGTACTGTGAAGATAACTTCTGGTTCAGTTGAATCTGTTACTATCACTACTGCTGGTTCTGGATATACTTTTGGAACAATTGATGTTGCTTTAATTCCTAATGTTGGAAGTGGTACTGGAGCATCTCTTGATGTTGTTATTCCTCCTTCTGGTGGACATGGAAATAATGTTGTTAGGGAATTAGGTGCATATCGCCTTATGTTTACTAGTAAATTAGAAACTAGTAGCGCATTTGTTGATTTTCCTAATGATTTGACTTATAGACGAGTTGGACTTGTTTTAAATCCATATGATTACAATACTTCAACAATTTGTAGTCAGAATACAAGATCTGCTGTTAAAGCAATGATCTTCCCTCAGGCTGGTACAGGTACTCCTAGTGGAAACTTTGCTCCTGGCGAGAGTATTACACAAGCATCTACGAATGCTAAAGGATTTGTAGTTTCATATGATTCTACAACTAAAGTATTGAAGTATTATCAAAACTCAGTTGATGGTACTGTCAATGGAAACGTTATTGCATTCTCTGGCGCAAATCAGATTACATCTTCGCAAAATGCTTATACAGCAACTCCTGACGCAACTATAGGAACATCTTCTGTTCCTGTTACTCAGATTACTATTGGTGTATCTGTATATGAGTTGGGATTATCATTTGTAACTGGTTATGCCAACCAAGAAATTGAACTTGGATCTGGAGAAATGCTCTACATAGACAATAGAAATCCGATCACTAGATCGGCTGATCAAAATGAAGAAATCAAAGTAGTCATAGAATTCTAAATGGCACAGAACACGAACCTGAATATTGCTCCTTACTACGACGACTTTGATTCGAGTAAGGGCTTTTTAAAAGTCCTATTTAAACCTGGATATCCTGTACAGGCAAGGGAGCTAACAACTCTCCAGAGTTTAATGCAAAACCAGATCGATACTTTCGGTCAGGGTGTATATAAAGAAGGTGCTCAAGTAATTCCTGGTGGTATTACTCTGAACAATGATGTTGCATGTGTTATAATCAATAATTCTTATTTGAATTTAGATGTAGAATTATACAGAACTGCTCTTGATGGATTAGTAATTAAAGGATCTACCTCTGGTGTTCGTGGTCGTGTCCTATTTTCTATTAGTTCCTCTACATCAACCAAGAATCAGATAACATTTTATATAAATTATCTACAAAAAGCAAACGATAATATTACAACAACCTTCACCGACGGTGAAACACTTACTTGTGAGACAGATATAACATATCTTTCTACAACTATTGCTGCTGGAACTCCTCTTGCACAGCTTTTAAATTCTAATTCTAACTCTAAGGGTTCTACTGCTAATGTTGGTGCTGGTGTTTATTACGTTAGAGGATATTTTGTTCCTGTAAATGAACAGACTCTAATTTTAGACCAATATGGTACTAATCCATCATATAAAGTTGGTTTAAAAGTAGAAGAGAAGATCATAACTGCTGATGAAGATGCATCTCTATATGATAATGCAATTGGTAGTACAAACTTCTCTGCTCCAGGTGCAGATAGATTTAAAATTAATCTTACATTAGTTAAAAAAGCAACTACAGATCCTAACTCTGCTGACTTTATTGAACTTTTAAGAACTAATACTGGTAAGATTCAAAAGAAAGTAGAAAGAAGTGACCTTGGATTCATTAATGAGGTTCTTGCAACTAGAACTAAAGAAGAATCTGGTGACTATTATGTTAAGAAATTTACTATAGATGCAAGAGAGAATCTTGATGATGGTTTTAATAATGGTGTATATGCAGCAGGTGTAACTACTGCAGATGGCAATACAGCAGATGAAGCTAATATTGCTGTTCAATTATCTTCAGGTTCTGCATATGTCTCTGGATATAGAACAGAAAGATTATCTACAACATATAAGGATGTTGATAAGCCAAGAACTTTTACAGGTTCTGATAATCAGTCTATTACAACTGATGTTGGTAACTATGTTTTCTTCACTAATACTTCTGAATTACCTACAATATATGAAGATATTGAACTTAGAGATGAAATAATAACTACGCCAGGTTCTCCTGCTGGTAATCCTATTGGTAGAACTAGAGTACTTAATTCTGCTTATGAATCAGGTACTGTTAATACTGCTACTACAGTTTATAGAGTTAATATATTAGATACAAAATTCTATACTAAATTAGAAACTCAATCTAATGCAAACTGGCATATAGGTGATTTTGTTGTAGGTAGAACTTCAGGTGCTACTGGATACGTAGCAGTTGATGCTAATGGCGGTTCTGCATCTAATTTTGGAAATCTTATTGATGTAACAGGTACTTTTACTCAGAATGAGTATTTAGACCTAAACAAAGCAAATAGTGGAACTCAACTAGGACAATTAGCTAATAGTGCTTCTGCTGCTACAGTTTACGATTTTCGTGATGTAAAATCTTATAAGTATGGTACTAATGGTTGTGCTGATGCACGATTAGATGTAAGAGTTGCACTTCCTGGATCTGCTGCTATTATTTCAAACCTTGGAAGTAGTGGTGCTACACAGACTGCTACAATTACAGCACAGCTTTCTAATTTCCAAAGTCAACTAAAAGTAGGAGACATCATTGAATTCTCCAACAACAGTGTTGCACAGAAGGTTAAAGTTACTGGTATTACTGATGCCTATGTAATGGATGTTATTAAGGCTGGTGGTTCTGGTGCAGCTGCAATGGCTACAGGATCTATTACTAGTTCTATAATTAGATCTCGTGCTGAGATTAAGGAAGCACAAAAGAATAAGCTTATTACTCCGCTTGGGTTTGATGCAGTAAAGAATACTAATAAGGATAATACCGTTAATCCAGCTGGATACTTTAGAAAAACTATTAGTGGTTCAGTATCAGGAACAACCCATTCATTTGATGCTGGTGCTGGACTTGTATTCAAGAATGCTGCAGATAATGATGACTTCATTATGTCTGTTACTGGTGGTACTAATGAAGGTGATATATTCCAAGCACCTGGATTTAGTGGTTCGTCAGCTAACGTACAGACTGTCACAGTAACTGGTCTTACTAATGGACAAACTATTGATGTAATTGCTACAGTCTATGCATCTAATAGATCTGCAAAAGCAAAAACTACTGAAAGGATGAAGATCCTCAAACTCAATAAGAGTGTAGTTGCAGGTGTTAATGGATTAACTCAAGAGAATGCTGAGAATGATGGATATGGATACAGAGTAGATGATGCTAGGATATCTTTAGGTTGTAGTGATGTATTCAAGATTAAAGCAATATATGAATCTAACAATTCATCTGCTACTCTCAATGAGATGGTACCCAACCTACAGTTTACCAATTTAGTTGGTACTATATCTGTAGATGATGTTCTTACAGGTGATGATTCTGGTTCTAGAGCAAGAGTTGTTTCATATGACAGTACAAACAATAAAGTATACTTTATTCCAGTAGATGACGATAAATTTACAGATGCTGAGACTATTACATCCCCTTCTGCCACTTTTAAAATTGTCACAGGGCAAATAGTTACTGGTGCAAAGGATATAACTGATAGTTATGATTTAGATAATGGAATGAGAGATCAGTTCTATGATTACTCAAGTCTTGTTAGAAAACCTAACTATGCAGCACCTACACATCAAGTTTTAGTAATCTTTGACCGTTTCCTTACTACTGCTGGTATCAATCCTTATACAGTAGATTCATATGCTGAAGTTGATTATAAGATAATCCCAACTTACGATGAGCAACCATTAAGGGATGCTATAGATTTTAGACCACAGGTAGTTGAGAAGCTTTCTGGTTCTGGATCTGTTGCTTCTCCATGGACATTAAATGGAACAGAATTTTTTGATTATTCATCAAGATCCTTTACTGGTAATGTGATTGGAGTTCCTGGAATAGGTGATACTACTATTTTAAGTTTACAATATTATCTTCCAAGGATTGATAAAGTCTTTATGAACAAAGATAATGTTGTTCAGATTGCAAAGGGTGCTCCAGGATCAAATCCAGTTGAACCAGAGAATGTTGAAGATGCAATGTTATTGGCAACATTAACATATAGACCATATGTTTTTGATGTTGAGAAAGATATTGATATTAAAGAAACAAATTATAAGCGATATACATTTAAAGATATTCAGTTCCTTGAAGATAGAATCAAGACTTTAGAATATTATACTCAACTTTCATTACTTGAAAGTGAGACTGCTGCTATGGAGATTAGAGATACCAGTGGTCTTAGCAGATTCAAGAATGGATTTGTTGTAGATAATTTCTCTAGTTTTGCAACCAGTGATACCTTACATTTAGATTATAGGGTATCTCTTGACTTTGAAGAAGGACAGTTAAGACCTTCTCACTTTACAACTACTATACCTCTTGTTTATTCAACATCATCTACTAATGTACGAACAACTGGTGACCTAGTAACACTTCCTTATAATGATACAGTTTTACTTGATCAACCATTTGCATCTGGTGTTGAGAATGTAAACCCATTTAACGTATTCACATATGTTGGTGATATTAACCTATATCCAGAACAGGATAATTGGGTAGATACTACAAAATTAGGTAAGGTTAAAGAAACAATTGTTGAAGGTAACTTCTTAACAACTATCAGAGAATATAATGCTGACCAGAATGGATTTACTCCTATTCAGTGGAACTCATGGAAGACTACTTGGACTGGTACAAGTATTAGTAAGAAAGTTGGTGCTTGGAGGCATAGTGCTAAGAAGAAACAGTCAAGAACTATTACTACTACAACTACTAAGACTACTAAACAAACTAGAAGTGGTATTAGATATAAGATAACTCCAGTAATAGAAAGTACATCTCTTGGAGATAAGGTTGTATCTGTTGATCATATTCAGTTTATGCGTTCTAGGAACATTGAGTTTGCTTGTCAAAAATTAAAACCAAGAACCAAGTTCTATGCATTCTTTGATGGTATTGCACTACCTAAGAAGTTAATCACACCTAAGATAATGGGACTTGTGAAGGATCCTACTACTGATGCTAAAACAAATAGTATTCCTTTCCAGATTGGTGAAACTGTTTATGTTAAGAAGGGGAATGTAAGTACTCAGAAGGGACAGAATGCATTTAGATTTAAAGCTAGAGTTTCTGCACCAAATGAACAGTATTCTATTAACCCACTAGACGGTACAGATATTAGTGGAACTAGTGATTATACTTCTAACTTAGGATTCATCAATATTGATACTCATGCTCTTGCAGATCAAGCGAAGGGTAGTTACTATGGATCTCCTAAGATTAATGATTATCTTATTGGAGAAACTTCAGGTGCTATTGCTAAAGTATCAAATAAAGATTTAATTAGTGATAAGTCAGGTAGTTTCAGTGCTTCATTCTTTATTGATACTCCTAATAAAGCAGGTAATCTTACATTTAAGACTGGTACTAAACTATTCAGAATTACTGATGATGAAACTGATAGTAAGGTAATAGGGTTCTCAGATTCTAATGCTGAAGCAGAATTTTCATCATCTGGTATTCATCAAACTACTCAAGAAGATATTATTTCTGTAAGAAATGCTAAGGTCACTACAGAAGAGATGAGTGATTCTAGAACATTAACCAGTAGCAGTAGTACAAGTGCTACAGAGACTAGACACTGTGACCCATTAGCACAAACATTCTTGATTGAAGATGCTGCTCTTGAGGGTGGTGTATTCTTAACTAAGATTGATATATTCTTCAATACTAAGGATGAAGAAATTCCAGTATCTCTTGATGTTAGAACTGTCGTTAATGGTAATCCAACTCAAAAGATTGTACCTTTCTCTAAGGTAGTTAAGAAACCTGTAGACGTATTTACATCTGTAGATGCATCTAAACCTACTACGTTTACATTCCCATCTCCAGTATACATTCCATTCAGACAGGAACATGCTATTGTATTGACTTCAGATTCTAACCAATATAAGGTATTCATCTCTATCCTAGGTAAGGATGCTATTGATGCTGCCCATGCTGGTGAGAAGATATCTGAACAGCCATATATCGGTGTACTATTCAAGTCACAGAACGCATCTACTTGGACACCTTCTCAATATGAAGATTTAATGTTCAAGATTTTCAGAGCAGAATTTACAAAACCAACCACAGCAGCTAATAGTAAACTTGTACTAGAGAATGCACAACTTGGTGAATCTAATGGTGGTTACTTAGGTCTTTTACCTAATGCACTACAATTCACTGCAGAGGATGATACTATTAGAGTATTCCATGGTAATCATGGTATGCAATCAACTCTTAATTACTTGGAATTGACTGGAGTAGCTTCTGAAGTACCAGATACAACTCTTTCATCTGGAGTTACCTTGACAGGAACTAGTTGTACAGTAGATGATGCATCATTATTCCATACTACAATGTATGGAACTTCTGGAAATCCAAGTGGTAACGCAGTAAGTGATTCAGTTCCTGGATTTATTAAAATCTTAGGTACAGCTGCAGATGGTAGTGGTGATGAAATTATTGCATATAAAGGAATTTCTGGAAACACAATAAACTTTATTTCTTCTCAACCTAGAAATCATAATGGTACTAGTGGATCTACAAATGGTAAAGAACATTCTACTGGTGCAATTGTACAGTGTTATAATATTAATGGTATTCCATTAACGGATATTAACAAGACTCATACATCTATTTTGACACTTAACAGTCCACATAGTTATAAGATACAGGTTAGTGGTAAGAAAGCTCTAACAACTATGGCTGGTGGTGGTACATCAATGACTGCTTCTCAAAACGTTGCATGGGATGTTGTTACTCCATTGGTTAATAATCAAACACAACCACAATGTAGTATTATTAGTAGAGTTAAAGGTACTCAAGCAACCTCATGTGGTCCTGATTCTGCTGGATCAAATGCTGGATTAGAGACTTCATTCATTAAAGATATTGCATGGTCGGATGTAACAATTAATGAAGAAAACTATTTCCCTAAGACTAAGGTTATTGCTAATCAACTTAATGAAGTTAATAGGATGAGCAATGTTAAGTCCTTTACTATGGAATTAGATCTTGAGACAGAGGTAACACATCTATCTCCAGTAGTCGATATAACTGCTATCGCTACTTTAACATCGGCGCAGATTATTAATAACATCGAACCTACGTCAGGTATTGGTGGAGAATGTGCTGCTAACTATATTACTAAGGCAGCAAGAATGGATAAGAGTGCCAGTGGACTTAAGGTTATGCTTGCTGCTAATACTTGGACACAATCTAAGATTGTATTGATGTATAAATTGATACCTGTTGGATATTCAGGTAATGTTGATGATCTTGACTTCCAATTCTTCAATAGTACAGGTGTACCAGATAACGGTCAATTAGTTCCACAGAACGACTTGACAACGTTTACTGATTATGAGTATACTGTGGATGATGCACCTGAGTTTGATGGTTTCCAAGTGAAGATCAGTCTTCTTGCTTACGAGCAACCATACATACCTAGAGTTAAAGATTTCAGAGCAATTGCTCTTGCGTAAATAATGGATGAACTTGAACTAATCCCTGTTGAAGGTCACACAAACCTCGGCAGGGATTCGCAGTCTAATGCGATATTAAATACTGACGATAGTGGATATTTGGCATATAAACAAGCTAGAGATGAAGCTAGAAGAAAGGATAGAGATATTAAAGACTTAAGAAAGGAAGTAGATGAATTAAAGGATCTTGTACATAACTTGGTACAGAAAGCAGATAAATAGATTTAAGCTAAATAATAATTAGGATTATTTTAGAGAATGGCTTCTGCTGTATCCAACCTGCTAATATATCAAGGTTCTGATTTCATTATCGACTTTACTGTTGAGAATGATAACGGAACTCCTTTTAGCCTTGTAGGGTATACAGTAGCATGTAAAATTAAGAAGCATTATACAAGTAGTACTTCTACAACAGTAACAGCAGCAATTTTGTCTCCTGCTACTGCTGGACAAATTCAACTATCTCTAACAAATGGTCAAACGGCCGCAATGAAGTCAGGTCGTTACGTATATGATGTCGTTATTACAGCAACTTCTGGCACTAAGTCCAGAGTTCTGGAAGGTTCAGTAAGCGTACTTGAGGGGGTAACTGTCTAATGGCTAGACTCAGATTTGGAGATCAATCAGTTCCAAGAGTAACCAGGGTCGCCACAGGAGGTGGCGGTGGTACTATTGGTGGTATGTCTGATGTAGATCTGACAGACGTATCTCAAGGAGGACTAGCAAATGGTGCAGTGCTAGTTTATTCTGCAGCTGACACAAAATTTGTACCTACAAATGTTTTGAACGACGTAACTATCAACGGGGGTAGCTTCTAATGGCATCAAATATACTCATTAAAAGGAGTACTGGATCAGTCGCACCAGGCACCATTACATATGGTGAAATAGCACTTACTATAGGTGCAAATGGAACTCAAGCAAATGCTGGAGATAGACTGTTTGCTGGAGATAACAACGGTGCTGCTCAGGTAGTTGGTGGTAGATATTTCACAGACATGTTGGATCATGTTCATGGAACTCTTACTGCTGCTTCTGCTGTTATTGTAGACAGTAACTCAAAGGTAGATACTTGGAATGTTGATGACATTAACTTAGATGCTAACGTCATTACAACAGCCACTACTGATACTGATCTTATATTCAGAGCAAATGGCACAGGTAAACTTGTCATCGAAGATGGACAAGAACTAGAATTTGGTACTACAGGAGATGTAGAGTTTGTATTCAATGATTCTGATGCTGTTGTAGACATCAAGCGTGTAGCAGGTACCCCCGACTTGCGTATCGCCGATGATATGAAGCTTCACTTCGGTAATACAAAGGATGCTTCTATCTACTACGATGAAACAACCTCCGATAAAATACAGATAGAAGGTGCAGATTGGAACTTTGCCACAGGTGTTGTTCTAAACGTTGCTGATACAACTGATGCTTCAAACGTATCAACCGCAAGTACAACATTTGCTGGTGGTATCGGTGTTGCTGCAACTGCATGGGTTAAAGACCTTAAGGTTGATGACAACACAGTTCTTGGTACTGCAAACACAGATACATTGGAAGTTAATGCAACTACAACCTTCCAAAACCAAGTTACCTTTAATGGTCTAACAAACATTACTGGTAATACATCTCAGACTGGTCAAATTGAAATTGACAATCTGAAATTAGATGGAAATGTACTTTCCACTATTAATAGTATACAAGAATTGATTATTGACCCATATCCTGCAGGTGGAGACGCTGATGGTTTGGTCATAATTAAAGGTGACCTTCAAATTGATGGTACTACAACGACTGTTAACTCTGCTTCAATGAGTGTTAACGATCCTACCATTGAATTGGGTGATCCTACTACACCTGTTACAGTTAAAACTCTTGCTACCTTTGCAGGTAACGCAACAGTTGATGTTCAGGTTGATGCTGTAGAACAGTTACAAGCTGGTGATTCAATCACTGGTACTGGTATTCCTAACAGCACAACTATTGCTTCTATCAACGTTGGTACAAAAACACTTACATTAAGTGCGGCAATTACTGCTGACCAAGTTGTTGGTGCTACATTAGTTACTGTTAGAGGTGCTGATGATGCAATGGATCGTGGTGTTAAAGTACACTACAACAATTCAGGAACTAATAAGTTTGGTTTCTTCGGTTATGACCGTACAGGTGGTGGCGATGGTGCTGGTGCTTGGACTTTCATTGAGGAAGCAACTGACACAGGTACTGTATTTGGTATAACTGGTAACCGTGGTACTGTTGTTATTGGTGATCTTGAACTAGATACTGACCTTGAGGTACAATATGGTGGTACTGGTGTTTCAACCTTTACACAATATGGTATACCTTATGGTGATGCTGGAAACCCATTACAAGTAACTGCAGCTGCTAATATGGCATCTCCTGGTACTGGTAATGATGCAACAACATCTTATCAAGTACTAACAGTCACTAGTGGTGGTGTACCTGTATGGACAAACACCATAGATGGTGGAACATTTTAAAATCTATCTTTATGAATTATGAACGCACAAATTGTTATTGGTACATTACAAAAGAAAGTTTCTGAATTGACCCTTATTAACGTGATGCTGGAAGCGCAGATACAAGATCTGCAAAGTCAGTTAAATAGTATAAATCAAGACCAACAATCTGAGAATGCTCTAGATGTCAACGAGAATCAAGCTAAAGAGATCGACAGTAGCAGCGACCGTCCCGACGACTTCTAATTTAGAAGACGGTGAGGTCGCTCTTAATATAGCAGATCGAAAATTATACGCCAGAAATGGTGGAAATGTAATAGAGGTTGCTAACCAAAAACCCAATACGGGTGAGGTTGTCACTACGATGTTATCCACTGACATTACAAATGGTCAGGGGCAAACTTGGTATGTCGCTACAGTAGGTTCAGATACAACAACTCTTGCTAATGGTGGTGCTGCAGGAAAGCATCCAGACACCCCATTCTTAACAATAACAAAAGCACTCACAACTGCAACTTCGGGAGATACAATTATAGTTGCACCAGGTGAGTATCAGGAAGTCTTTCCAATGACTGTTCCTGATGGAATAACTCTTCGTGGTACTAATTTACGTTCTACTCAAGTTAAACCAACTGGACCTACAGTGTCTAACACTGCGTTTATACTTGAAGGTGATACACATGTATCAGATTTAACTATTAAAGATTTTTTATATGATTCTGGAAATGATGATGGATATGGATTTGAATTATCAGCTTCTACTAGTTCTAATAAGAGTCCTTACATAGAAAGAGTTACTGTAAGTACTAAAGGTAGTGTAACTTCTGGTTCTGATCCTTATGGATATTCACAAGGAGACGCTGGACGTGGTGCTAAATTAGATGGTTCTAAAATTGCAGCTGCATCACAACATGCAGCAGTACTCTTTAATGAGTGTACATTCATCACACCAAATCAAGTTGGTGTACTTTGTACTAATGGTATTCGTGTTGAGTGGTTAAATTCTTTCTGTTATTTTGCTTCTGTTGGTATACAAGGTCTTCAGGGAGCAACAGGTAAGTTTGGTACTGGTAAAACTCGTTTAAAACTTGGTGGTGTTAGTGGAACATTCTCTGCCACTGAAGTAGCATATCAGTTAGAGGATAGTTTCCAATCTGGAACATATGCTCGTGCTGCTGCTGTAGTTACTTTGACCAGAACTGGTCATGGTTTAACAACTAATGATTACATATATGCAGATCATATTAGTGGTGGTGCCACAGATAATTATTATCAGGTAACTGTAGTAGATGCTAATACATTCACTTATACAGATTCATCATCTGGAACAATTGCTTCTGGTAACGTAACATATAAGAAAGCAGTAGCTCGTGGTGTTCTTGACAGCAATGATGGTACTTATGTTTATATTGATGGTAAGGGAACAGGTGCATTCGTAACTACAACCAAACCAGTAAAGACTACTAGTAGGTTTGGTGACACACAGATTGATACTAATCAAAAGAAATTTGGTAGTGCATCAATCTTATTTGATGGTACTGAGGATGCTCTAAATGTACCTACAACTGAAGACTTTGGATTTGGTACTTCTAACTGGTGTCTTGAAGCATTTATTAGACCCAACAGTGTAACAGGTACACAGCATATATTTGACTTAAGAGATACTAATGCTACAGATACTGCTCCTAAATTATACTTAGATGGCACTACACTTCACTTTGGTGTTGGTAACTCATCAGTACGTAGTGGTGGTACTCTTTCTACAGGTACTTGGTATCATGTTGCAGTTGCAAGAAATGGTGGAACTACAAAATTATTCTTAGATGGAGTAGAATTAGGTACTGGTGCAGATACTAATGATTATGGATCTACTAAACCGATAAGGATTGGTGCAAACTATGCCGCTACTCCTGTTGAAGAATTTGATGGACATATTGATGAAGTAAGAGTTAGTAAAGGTGCTGCTAGGTTCACAGGTGCATTCACTCCTACAACAGGTGAATATAGCTCTGATCTTAATACGGTACTATTGCTTCATGCGAACGGTGACGACGCTACTACGACCTTCACAGACACCTCTGGTGGTATAAGTGATGTGCGATCTAGTGGAGGAGATTCTGCTACTTCTGTGATCACTGCTGACTATTCACAATTTGGTTGTGAGTTACGTTCAGTTGCTTCTGCCAATGTATATGGACTTAAAGGTGCTCAAGCTAATGGTTCTGGTTGTAAGATAATTCTTACCGCACATAACTTTGGATATGTTGGTGCTCAAGCAGACTATACCAATGACCCTTCACTTGCAGTTCAAGCAAATGAAGTTGAAGAATTAAATGGTGGTAAGGTACTCTATTCATCAACTGACCAAGACGGTGACTTCCGTGTTGGTGAAGCTTTTTCAGTTGATCAAGCAACTGGAAACGTATCATTCCAAGCAACATCTCAAGCACAGTCTGCTGCAAACATCACATTAAGTGATGGAACTGGTACTACAAACATTTACCCTGCTTATATTGAGACAGGGAATTTACGTCTTGCAGGTAACAGTCTTACTTCTACAACAGGTCAGGTAATTGTTGACCCTGCTGGTAACGAAGACTTTGTTGTTAACGCTGAAACAATCGTTAAAGAGGCAGTTTACTTTGATGTAAACAAATCTGTTGCTTTTGGTAGCGTAACTCAAGGTGCTCTGAATATTACTGGATTTAATGACAGTACATTATTTGGTTCATCTGAAGCTTCTTGTTTCTCTACAAGATCTTTTGTTGTAATGAAGAACGGTCTTGGTACCGTTAACCTTACCAATGCAGGAACAGGATATGTTGGTGGTCTTCAACCCATTGAAGTTACAACTAATCCATTCCAATTAGCAACTGCTACATGTGTTCTTGAAACAGATGGTGCATTAAAAAGTTTTACCCTAACAGCTAGAGGAAGTAATTATACTGCCCCTCCTGATGTTACACTTACTGGTGGTGGTACTGGTGGTGGTGCTGCATCAACTACATTAGGTCAAGCAGGTATTGTAAACAATGTCAGTATACAGGCTGGTGGTGGAAACTATGCTGGTCCTACTGGTGTTGTAGATCCTCCTCAACAAAACATTTATGTTGGTGATGGTACATATAATGATGCTAATAATGTTCAGCAAAATACTGTAGATGTAACTAATAATACTATTCGTATTGAGAACCATTCCTTTGAGACTGGGATGGTTTGTACTCTAGATTCACAAACTCAAAATGCAGCTGCAACTGCTCCTGGTGGACTTGCTCATAATGGTTCATATTTTGCTATTAGAGTAGATAAAGATTTTGTTAAATTAGCAACTAGTTTGGTTAATGCTAACGCTGGAACTGAAATTGATATTACTAGCACAGGTACATTAGATCAATTCCTTATTGGTACTACTGCAACTATAACTCTTGGTCAAACTGCTGGTGTTGTTGATAGTGTCACTGTTACTGATGTTGGTTCTGGATACCAAAACGCACCTGCTGTTACAGTAACTGATTCTGGATCAGGTGCTGGTTGTGTTCTTGCAGTAGATTTAGGATTTGCAGTTGATACTATAACAGTTGGTCAAGGTGGTGTATATACATCTGCACCAACAGTAGGATTTACCCTTGGTGCTGGAGATACAACTGGATCTGGTGCTACTGCTACTGCAACTATTGGATTCCCTATTGCTTCAGTTACATTAACTGGACAAGGTTTAGGATATAGAAATCTTCCAGTATTAAGTCCTGGTACAGGCGATGCTTTAGTAGATGCACAATTTACTCCTGTACTTAACGAGAAAGAAGGTAGGGTATCATCTGTAACTCTTTCTGTTGCTGGTGAAGGATACACTTCTGCACCAACACTTACATTTACTGGAGGTGGTGGTACTGGTGGTAGTTTAGAAGCTAGTATTCAATCTCTTGAAGGAAACATTAGTGTTGCTGGTTCTGGTTATACCGCAGGTTCATATCCAAACGTAACCTTTACTGGTGGAAGTCCAAGTGTAACCGCAACTGCTACATTCGTTATTCCAGGTCTTCAAGGAACTCTTACTAATGGTGGTTCTGGATACTTAGATGGAACCTATGCTGTAACCTTACGTAATACACCAACTGCAACATATACAGTTACAGTAGCAGCTAGAGATAAGTTAACAATTTCTGGTATTGCTAATGGACCTTTCCAAGTAGGAGAGACAGTAACTGGATCAAGTTCTGGTGTAACTGCAACAGTTACATATGTTGATACAAGTAATGCTTTTATATTTGTTAATAACGCTTCTGGTACATTTTCAGATGCTCAAGTAGATACCATAACAGGTGGAAATTCAAATGCTACTGCAACATTAGATACATTAGCTGGTGGAGTTAATAGGTATTTCATTGATACTGGTTCTGGTGCAACTGAGGCAGCTGACTTTACTTTATTAGATAACAATACATATAGATTTGATACTAGTGATTCTACCAATGCTGGTCATCCATTACAAATAATTGCTGTTCCAGACTTAACTACTAGACAATACGGAACTCCAGGAGATGCTGGATCTTATTTTGAAGTTGTTCTTGCTTCTGTATCTGGAACTACTGCAACTGCGACATATTCATGTACAGTCCATGGAACTGGAATGTCCGAGAATGCAGTAATTACATTCGCTTCTGGTGCTTTAGGTGATGCTGGTGATCAGATGACTGCATCATTGGTTGTTGCTAGTGGTATTGTTACTACTGTAACTATTACTTCTCAAGGTACTAATTACCAGATTGGTGATGTATTATTAGCAGATGACGTAGATCTTGGTGGTCAAGGTGGAGCTGGTTTCCAATATACTCTTCAAACTAATACTACAGGTATTACTAGTGTTACTGACATATCATTAGATGGTGCTGGATATGCAATTGGAGATGTTCTTTCTGTAGATGATAGTACAGTTGGAGGTGGTGGTGGAGCTGGTTTCCAATATACCGTTACTAACGTTGGATTCTGTACTGCACTAGCTGTAGCTGCTGAAGGTACTGCATATGAAGCTGCGGATACATTAATACTTGGTCCTGTTGGTGGTGCTAATGTCGCACAGGGAAATGGTCTTACTGCAACTCTTGCTACTATAAACAGTACTAAACAGTTAGAGATGTCCCAATTGGGAGTTCTAACTCTTGGACCTACAGGTGCAACTCAATTAGTTTTAAATCCAGATGGTCAGGTATCTTCTGGATCTTGGAGTATTTCTGGAAGTGGTAGTGCAGCATTCACAGGTGTTTCTGGAACAACTGCAAACTTCTCTGGTGTAATAACTGCACAATCTACATCCACGTTTACTGGATTAGCAACATTCAATGGTGGTATTACAACTGCAGGTGTCACAACTCTTGTCAATACAACTGCAAGTCTTGCTGATGGTGCTGCAGCATCTCCAACATTAAACTTTGATAATTCTCTAACTACTGGTTTATTCAGACAAGCTGCTGATGTTATTGGAGTTTCAATCGCAGGTGTAGAAACATTTAGACTTGGTGCTGATGGATATGATGGTGCTAAACTTCAAATAGATTCCACTCTTGGAAATGTTGCTCCATTCTTCAAGGTAGATCCAACTGCAAATGCAGTTACAATTGGACCTGCTACAAACTTCTTATCAATTGATAATACTAATACTATTAAAGTTGATGGTAGTAATGTTGATATTCCATTAAACTTTGAAACCAAGGGTGGTGGAGATTTCATATTTAAGGGTGGTACTGACAAAGACTTTAGTATTACTGATGGTTCCTCAGAGAAGTTTAAGATTGAAACTTTAACTGGTGATGTAACTGTTAGTGGTAATCTTGATGCTGGATTGCTTCGTATATTAGATAATGCAATAATAAACAATAGTACAACTGCAACTAGATCCTTCGGTCAGATACTAGCAACCAGTGTTACTGGATCTGGATCTGGATATACAGACGGAACTTACACTGCAACCGCAACAACATCTAATGGTGTTGGTACTGGATGTACCGTAACTGTTACTGTTGCTGGTGGAGACTTCTCAGCGGTTACAGTTGTTGGTAAAGGTCAAAATTATGCTGTAGGTGATACTTTAACAATTGCTGCTGTTGGTGGTGGTACTGGTAGAACTGTTAATATTACTGATGTTGACGGTCTAGGTGTTGAACTTAAACCATCTGCAGGTTTCGATGTTCTATGTAATACTACAGGTTCGTTAATAGTTCCTTCAGGTACTACAAACGAACGTCCTAATGCTTTAGATCGTAGACCTGGTGCTATTAGATATAATACTACACAGTTACAATTTGAAGGTTACAACGGAACTGACTTTGTTTCTCTTGGTGGTGTTAGAGACGTTGACCAAGATACTTACATATTAACTGAATCAGCACCTGGTTCTGATGAAGATACATTTGAGTTCTTTGCTCAAGGTCAAAATAACCTTGCAATAAGCAAAGATACAATGACCTTTAAGGGTAACATGACAAGTGTTGTTTATCCAAATACTTCATTCACTCATACTATTCCAAACAGCTTTAACATTGATGGTACAAGTTCTTCTTTAAATCCATTAAATATTAAATCTAGCAATAGCACATTATTCTCAATAAGAAGCCAACAAGACGTTGAAATTACTGGTGGTTTAAGATTACGTAATGTTCCTTCTCAGGGTGTTGTTGCTACATTAGATGCTGCTACATTAACACAGGTTGCAACATCATATACTCCATCTCAATCATTCACTGGACTGGCAACAACTGCTCAGGTTGAAGGTACTGGATTAACCGTAGATGTTACTACAGATGGAAATGGAACAGTAACTGCAGTTGCAATTAATGCTGGTGGTACTACTTACCAGGTAGGGGAAGTAATTACTATTGCTGGTACACTTCTTGGTGGATTATCACCTTCCCAAGATGTCACAATTAAGGTTGATACAATTTCTGGAGGATCTGCTCCATATGCAAGAAACGACGTACTACTTCAAAACTTTATTACTAGATTAGATAATAAATTCTTTATTGATTTAGATGCTAATGGTTCTGAAGCACTATGGAAGATTAATAAGAACTGGGGTGCTGGTGGTGCAGCAAGTTATCAAACAGTCTTTGATTCAACTGCTGACTTTATGGAACTTGATGATTGTCGTGTAGAAGGTGGCCAAATGACCACATTCACTTCTAACGCATCTATCACTGCGTTTGATAAGACAGCATATAAGGGAGCTAAGACATTAATCACTGTTGAAAGTGATGATGGAAAAGTTCATATGTTTGAAGTAACTGCTATATGTGCTGCTGGTGGTACTGTTGCACATGCTACTGTCACTAATTCCATTACTTCAGATAATGATTTGATGGATGCTACCGTTTCAGTTGCGGCAAATGCTGTAAATATCAGTTTGAATAAATCTTCTGCTGCAACAACATCCACATCCTTTACTGGTAGATATACAACTACTAAGGTCAAGGTATAAATAACCCTGAAGGTATTATAACGTCATGCCAACAAAGAATTTCTCATCAATTGGAGGATTTGCTGTAGGATCTACAGAGGTCGTTAACACTAGTTTCGAGCTCAAGAACATTTCAGCAATTCATATGGTCAGCGATAATTTCGCTGATGCGACGCATGACAAGTATCTTGTTAAAAGAGTAACAGATGCTGCTAACAATACCTTACAATTGACACTTGATGGCACAACTGCTCTCGCTGGAAATACCCCTGCACTTGCTGCAGATAGGGTATCTTTTATTAAGGCAAGAGTTTTTGGTCAGGAAACTACAAGTAATCAATATGTTTATGCAACAACATTTGATATTGTAGTGACCACTGCTAATGATGGTACTCCATCTGTCGCATCTAGTTATGAGAATATAATTACGGATAATCCACCAGGACAGGAAAATTGGAGTGTAACTCCAGATGCCTTCTTGATTGGAGCTGCTCCATTCTTCACGTTTGAAGTGAAGTCAGTGACAACCAATTCTACTGTTAAGTGGATTGGTATTTTAGATATCACAGTAGTATCATAACAGAATAGGAACGAAATGAGTCTTAAGATTAATGCCGACCAGCAAAGAATACAGGCATCTGGTGCTACTCCTACAGGTAATTGGGTAAACTCCACTTATAGTAGGACGGTATCTGGTGTTGTTAATATTCTTTCTGTTGCTCACGGTTTCATTGGAGATGAAAAGTTATACTTAGATTTCACATCTGGCGGTGAAACAGATGGAACTTATACAGTATCAAAGGTAGATGATGATAATCTTTCATTCCAGAGTTCAAACTTAGGTGTAATTACTGCTGGTAATACAGTATCATATAAAAGAGTACGTTCTTTAAGTATTCAAGGGGATGAATCTGTAGAATTATCTGTTGGTGTTGATGCTAATGAGAAAGATGCATTAACATTAAACTTAAATCCTCAAAATAATATTCGCGTTGGTGTTAATACTACCGATCCTCAGTACGAACTTGACGTTGAGGGTCAAATCAGAACCACTCGTTCTATCATTTCTGATACTGCTCAGGTTGTTAACTTAGACATCCAGACCATTATCAACCCTGCACTGGCTCTTCGTGCTCCTAATTTAATCAACTACGAAGATACAGACGTAACAAGTAATACTTTTGGTACAACATTTTATCCAACTGCTGATACTCCACCTCTGACTGATCAGTCAAGACGTGTCGCAACTACAGATTTTGTTTATAAAGTTGCTACAAATGACACTGGTGGACGTGTATATGTCTCTCAAACTATTGGTAGTGATCTAAATGATGGTCGTTCTGCTGCAAGACCTGTAAAAACTATTAAGAAAGCAGCACAAATTGCTTACGGTTTACAGAAAGCACAGCCAGATCCTAGTGATGAGTACGTATCACTGATCGTTTCTGGTGGTGAGTACCTAGAAGATAACCCAATTTCACTTCCTAGGAACTGTTCACTTATTGGTGACAACCTACGTCGTGTAATTGTAAGACCGTTAAATGCTGATCGTCACATGATCAAAGCATCTAACGAAACATATGTTGCTGGTTGTGTATTCAGAGATGCACTACAGAACTCTTCTGACCCACAAAGTACAGTAATTCATACTTGGAAGTATGCATTCGTATTTGACGATAAGCAGAGATTATACTACGAACCAGAACTTGCACAAATCCCAGCTATTCCTGGTGATAAGTTCCGTGGTGATAACATCTTCCTTATTACATTTAACAACCATACAGGTAGTGACATAACTCTACAGGTTGGTTACTTTGTACAAGGTGGATCTTCAGGTACATTAGGTACTATCCAAGAAGTTAATTTCACAGGACCAGCTGGAACACCAAATGCAAGTGGTACTGTTAAGGTTTTAATTACGTCAGGTGTTAACGACGTATTCCAGGACGCTGAGAAAATATTCTATGATGCTGTAGCAAATAATATTATCACTGATATCACTAACCCAAGTGTATCAGATCGCTTTGACGTTGTTGATGCTGAATCATTAAGACCTGAATTAGAGACTATCTCTAACCAGATTTATCAGCATACAGTTAATTCTGAAAGAGAAACAACTGCATTTGCAGCTGATTCTACTAAGGTTAATCTAACCACTGATAGAATAACAATTACTGGGCATAGCTTTAAGAGTGGTGATCAGGTTTATTATCAGAAAGATGAGAACACTAATGCTCTTGGTGGTCTTATTGATGGTACAGTATATTATGTAAGGTTTGTTGATGCTGATACTATTGAACTATTTGATACTTGGTTAAATGCTACTACACTTACTTCAACTACAGGTAGAAAGGATATAACTGCGGTATCTCCAGATACTAGTCTCCATCTATTCACTTCTGGTAGTATTATGCCAGAATCGAATAATATGAGAATCTTCACTCACCAGTATGCAACTGGAGATGGTGTTGTATATCGTGCTAGTAAGATGGGTGCGATTGGTGGTCTTCTAGATGGTACAACTTATTATATCTACAAAGAAAATAATGATTGGGTAAGATTTGCTGCTACTGCTGCTAACGCTCTTAATAAGGATGCTAATGGTAATGATGCTCCTACAACTTTAGATCTTACAGGTACAGGTTTAGGATATCAAAGATTTGAAGATGCGACAAGATTATTATCAATCGCAACTCTGGACACAACATTAGCTACACAACAGACATATAATGGTCCAACTTTCACTTTAGCAGGTACTTCTTACCATGACTATGAAGTTGGTCAGGAAGTTTTCTTATATGGTTTCCAAAGTTCTGCTATTAACTGGGGTGCAGGTACTAACCCATCTTGGTCTTTATCAAGTGGCGAAGTCACAGTTACTATTGCTAACGTAGATAATACTTTAACTACTGCATTATTCTCTAACTGGCAGTCACTTGGTGAATGTGGTCTTAAGTTTAACTTTGATGGAGCTGGATCTGAAGCATTAAGTAAAACATATCTTATTGACCAGTTTGATCTTGGATCTGGTACTCCATCCTTACCTGGTAACACTGAATTGGGTATGGGTTATGGTAGATACAATAGTTCCAACTTAACTGTTACCTTTGTACTTAGGACAGCAAATATTCAGTCAACAACTAATACTGCAACTGCTAGTGGATCTACAGTTAGTGTCTTAGATAACGTTGAAGATCTTAATGGACGTAAGTACATTACGCATCGTATTGAACGTGCTGATGGTTATGCCTTACAGTTTGTTGTAAGATCTGCTATTAGTGTATTTGATGCACAACTTAATCCAACTGGTAACCAGTCAGTTATTTCTACTAATAACTATGTTCTTGCATCTCTAAGGAACTCTCCTTATGGATTTGTCAAGATCTCTCAGACTGCTCGCTTTAGGGATGGTGCTGAATCTATCAGAGCTAACCAAGAATTTATTGCACAAGAAGCATACGGATATGTTAAGTCTCATTATGAGAAGTCTTCTACTAGAAATAGTACTCTTGTAATTGGACCTACTACATTTAGTGCATTGGGGATGGAGTTTGACCATCCAATTACTTCATGGGCTGTAAGTGATGATGTTGCCACTATTAAAGTTAATCAAGGACATAACCTTTATAGAGGATATAAGAATCATGCTCACATTTATGATGGTGGTACAGCAAGTAATGCTATTACAATAACTGCTGGTAGTGTTCAAAAGAATGTAACAGGTGCAACATACGACCCTGTATCAGGAGACCTAGTATTATCAATAGGTGCTCATACCTTTACTACTTCTGACACATTAGTCATTGCTAATGGTTCTTTAAGCTTTACATGTTCTAGAGACAACCATGCTACATCCCATACTTATCCAAGATCAACTGACCCTGCATACGGTGCTACTTTAGCAATTACAGCAGTAGATGCAGCTGGAACAGTTACAGTTAATGTTGGTACTTCTGCTGGTGTAGAAATTAAAGGTGTCGCTGCATTCGCGAATGGATTTAGTCTTAACAGCACATGGCCTATTAAGGATATTGTAGATCATAGAACTTTCACTCTTGATCTTGGCGTTAATAGTTCTGGTAAAAATGAAGCAGAAGGTACAACATATACAGGAACTGATGGTACTTTTACTGATTTAAGAAAACCATATAGAACTCCAAATAGTTTCCCAGAGAATAATAAGCAAGCAGATGCTGCAGATTTACTTGCTGCTAATGCTGAAATGATTGCAGAACTATCTGTTGAGAAGATGGTTGCTGATACTGGATATAGTGTTCCTACTGGTAATACAGCATGTACTGATGATATTTCCGACTTCCTTAAGAAGTCACTTTATCACAACCTTAAGTGGGGTGGTAATGACAGAGTATATGATGCTGCTAATTACTTCCTTAAAGATGTAACTACAAGTAATCAGAGTAAGTATGTAACTGCATTCAATAATGCTAAGGGATATGCTGCTAAGGTAATTCGTAACCTACCAATTCTAAGACATCCACATACTACTCATCCTCAACAGTATGAAACTATTACTCTTGATAGAGCAACATATGGTACTGTACCTAACCTAACTCAGGATGCTGCTAATTTAATTAATACTAATAACAAGTTCATTTCAGAAGAAGCAGTAGAGCGTTTTGTTTCAAGTCTTACTGAAACTCCTGTAACTGCTGTTAATGGAAATGATATTACTATTAATGCACTTAATGGTACTACTCCAACTAATACTACTACACATACATTCCAAGGTTTAAGCACATATCAATTCCAACCAACTGGTGCTGATTATAATCCACAAACAGGTGAAATGGTTCTTACCATTGCAAGTCACCCATTTGTTGATGGAGACAGAATTTTAATTGCACCTAATTCACTCACATTTACTTGTGAGATGGATAATGATGGTTCTAATAAGACGTATCCTCGTACAACAGATCCATTCTATAACAAGTATCTTGGTGTAATTAAGGTAGACGCTAATAATATTAAAGTTAATGTTGGTAAGGCAAAAACTGACGTTACTCCACATACATTCGTAAGTGCTGCAGCAAATTCTGTAACAAGAGCAGTTGTATACAATGATGTTGGTTTCACACAGCATTCAGTAACTAATGCAGCATACGAACCAATTACAGGTGTACTAACCCTTACAATTCCTGGTCATGGTTTCACAGTTGGTGAGAAAGTACAGGTCGCTCAAGATTCATTGACCTTTACTTGCTCAATGGATGACAACTTCTCCAAGCACACATATCCTAGATCAACTGATCCAGCACTTAATGTTTGGAAGAGTGTTTCTAACATTACTACTGATACTTTTGATATTAATGTAGGTACTACACCACCTGTTACGTTCACCCCCACAAACGCTGTATATACCCCTACAACGGGTCTTATGGAGATTACCGTAGGTAATCATAGCCTTGCGGCTCCTACCTCTCATACAGTAACGGATGCAACTCTTGAGAATCATAGTGGTATTATGACTGTGACCATTAATGATCACGGTTTCCAAGAAGGAGATAAGATTAATCTTGCTGTTGGTTCTATAACCATGAGTTGCCCTCATGGTGGCGGTGGTAATGAGTCTTATCCAAAAGCAGGTCAACCCATTGCTGGTAAGTGGATCAATATCTGGGGTGTTACTACAAATACATTTAAGTTTGATTGTACTGGTGGTGTAGCACTAACAGTTGATGATGTTCATACATTTGTATCTGCTGTTAGTAATGGACTTCAGCACGTTAAAGAAAATATTAAACTTACAACTGGTGCTATCACATTTAAGTGTGATGAGGATAGTCAATCAACTGAGCACGCATATCCAAGAGCATTAGTTGATTCACATACAGCAATTGGTGGTACAAATTTCAATGTCACTGGTGCTTCTTATAATGCAGTCAGTGGTGATATGGTTCTTACAGTTGGTAATGGTCATGGATTAACAACTAGCGATAGCGTATTCGTTAAGCCTGATTCATTGTCCTTCAATTGCACAATGGATGGCAACACTTCAACTAAGACATATCCAAGAGCAAGTGACCCATATTACGGAAAGTCTATTCCTGTTAAAGCAGTAGGTTCAGATACAATTACTTTAAATGTTGGACAATCTCCTTTAGTACAACATACAGTAACTGATGCAACATATGATCCTACTACAGGTATTATGGTTTTAGATATTGGTGCTCATAGCCTTAAGGCAAACACCAGTGTTAAGATTGCTAATCAGTCTCTTAGCTTCCAGTGTAATACTGATAGCTATGGATCTGATCATTTATATCCTCGTGCTAGTGGACAAGGTGGAGCAACCTCAGATGACCCTGCATACGATACAGCGGTCAACATTACTGCTGTAACAGCAACAACAATTACTCTAGACGTTGGTACTGCTTCAGATACTTCTACTCATAGATGGAAGCCTGGATTCACTGCAACTAACGCTATTACTAGTGGTGGTGATTATATTCATACTTGGCAGGGTGGAACATCTGCTGGTGCTATAACCAAGGGTGGTACTCACTACTTCCCATCATCAGGTATTGTACATGTCGAGACAACTGCTTCTCATGGAATGAGAAACGGTGATTGGGTTAAACTTGCTGATAATTCTATTACATTCAGTTGTGCATTTGGCGGTGCTTCTGGTCCTGCTGCACAGAAGTCATATCCAAGATCAGGTGATCCTATTTCTGGAAAATGGCAGAAGATCTTTAATGTAACTTCAACTACATTTGAAATTCAAGTCTTATCTACAATCCCATCAACAAATACAGATGCTCATGCATTTGTATCTGCTACAACAGGTGGAATCACACAGAAGCGTGATAAGTCACACAATACTTCAGTTCCTATCGTAGCAACAACAGGAACTACAATTACTGTTGATGTTGGTATCTCATCTAACACTACAACTCATGCTTATCAGTCTGCACTAGGTAATTCAGTCATCACTGGTGGTAACTATGCACACTCATTTGTAAGTGCAACTTCTAATGGTGTTAAGAGATCAACTTCTTCTACTATAAACAATTATATTCCATCATCTTCAACATATACCCCAGCTACAGGTGATCTAGTATTAACTATCGGATCTAATGAATTACTAGCTCCTACAACACATACTGCATCTGGTGGTGCGTATGATCCTACTACAGGTATTATGACTGTTACTATCAACGGTCATGGATTTGCTGTTGGTGATAAAGTTAAGTTTGATGTTGGTGCAATAAGCTTTAGTTGTACTCATGGTAGCGGTGGAACAACTGCATATCCACGTTCGACAGATCCAATTGCTAACAAGTGGGTCATTATTTCTAATGTTACTACGAACACATTTGATGTACAAGTATTAGATACAGTTCCTTCTACTAACACTACAACTCATACTTATCAAGGTGCTGCAGCTGATGCTATTAGTCATGCTAGATCTACAGTTAAGATTGCAACTAATTCTATAATTTATAGTTGTGCTCAGGGTGGTGGAAACTACACCTATCCTCGTATAACAGATCCAATTGCTGCTGCAAGATTCTCAATCCCTAATCATAATCAGGATTGTAAGGATGATGTATCTGATGTTCTAAGAGCAGTTGCTTACAACCTTGTTAATGGTGGTAACGATGCTGTATACGATCATGCAGGATACTTTGTTGGAACCACTCACGTAGATGGTGAGGAGTTCTATGCTCGTGCAGTCATGGAGATTGCAAGTGATATTACTCAACAAGTTATTGCTAATGAGACTGTAAATATTAGAGGATGGCATGGTGTAGGTCAATCTAAGGATCTAACAATTACAGTTGATCCTGGTGGATGTACAACTCCTAAGTCAACCGTTGATACTTTATTCTCTATTGTTGAGCAAGCAATTGCTACTGATAGTTTAGCTCATGCTACTGATACTAGTGCCACAACACCAACATGTACTGATGTAGTATCTGCAATTGATACATTCTTTGGTATAATTACAACTGCACTTGGTACAGATGGTTCATACGGTGATTTATCTGCTGTAACTAGAACATTCTCACCTGGTGATCAACAATGTTTAGATGATATTCTTCATATTGTTAGAGCACTTCAGTATGACCTTCGTTACACTGGTAACTCTTCAATAGTTGAATCTGCTAACAAGTATATCTCTAGTGGTGCTATTGCACATGTTACTCAAGAAGTAGATTATACTCGTGCTATCTTTGCATATGCTAAAGAGCTTTGCATCAAAGCAATAAGAAATGATTTAGAACCAGGCTTCTTCTCAAATATTGCTCCTGTTTCTAATAGTTCTATTACTATAGATTCAAGTGCTCCTGAGTGTGCTAATGTTGTATCTGCACTAACTACCAACTGGGGTATTTTAGATAACGTTTTATCCAGTGGTACTTTATACAGTGGTACTATTACAGAACCAGATCCTCTTATTACTGAACAGGATGCTGCTAAGTACAAGTTCCCACTACTCAATCTATTCTTAGACTTACCAGTAGTCGAAGCATCACCATTCATTCAGAACTCTTCTGTTATATCATTCCTTGGAGGTTCTGGTTGTGATATTGACGGTGCTAAGGTTGCTACACCAAACGTACCTCGTCCAGGTCTTAAATTAGACGCACAAGGTAATAGTATTGCACAGTTCGACCCACAAGGTAAGTCGATGGTTGCAAACGCATTTACCATTATATCTTTTGGTGGTACTGCATACAACGTCAC